TGGAAATATAGAAAGTAATGTACTCTTGGAAGATCAATTGGTCAAAATGCTCTTCATCTGAAACGGGTGAAGTTATTTTGTCGGTTGATTTTACTAATAAAGATACTTATAATGTTATACATAAGGATGTATTAATAGGTAGAAATGATATATCAGAAAAAATGGAATCAATTGCTTTAGAATTGTATTATATTGATAATGCTGATATGCCGGGTGGTAGAACATAAAATAATGATTGACATTTAGGTGAAATTAGGAGTTGATAATGGGAACAGTAACAAGATATGGTAGTCAGGTATGCATTGGTGGTGTCTCTGGGGAAGAAAAATGGGAGGTATTAGATGATTGATACACTATCCAGAGAAAGGGCAGAGGAAAAAGAATGGAAAGAACGCTGGACAAATCAAGTTGCACGCTATACAAAAAATGGTGCTCCCGAATGTTTTCTTGAACAGGCAAAATTTAGACTATCTATGACAAAGAAGGAGTACAATGTATGGTGGAAGTCCGAGCAAGAGCAAAAGAAGCAAGAACTTGCTGAGTATAGGGTAAAGAATCCTCTAAAAGAAGATGTGGTTAAAAAGATATTTGATGCTTTTGACAAGATTATGGAGGATGGGTACGGTAATTGGCATATGGTACATTTCGATGTTCATTTTCTTATGAGATTAGACCCCCTCAAATATGTGGATGAGGATGAGTTTGATATGGGGGTATATGATGGGATAATTGATTCCCTTCACCTAGAATACATTAAAAAATGGGGAAAAATAGTAGACCTTGCTATGGATGAAGAAGAGGCATACAAAATAAATGAAAATAAACCTTGACATTTAGGTGAAATTGTGAGATAATATCACTGTGGTTTGGGGGGTTTTTAGTTTTTTTAGGTAATAATTATGTTAATTTTGTTAGTTTCCATCATTTTTGTTCTTTTCTTGATATTGGTGATACGATATTTAAGACATCTATCAAAAATAGATACTACTAGATATATAATGGATGATGAGGACCATGTTGATGATGAGTTTGTTGTTGTTTACACTAAACCATGGGATGTTTTATGATAAAGGATAAGTTGATATTGGTTGATGTGGATGGTGTACTCTTAGATTGGGAGTATTCATTCCATAAATGGATACGAGAAACTAAACCACATTTAGATTTAATTAATGAAAATGCGTATAAAGTTGATGATAAGATAGTATATTCTGGTTGGGTTTTGGGGAGTAAACGTGATGGTGACCCTATAACAAGATATTATGGTAAAGAATTATCAAAAGAATTTAATGAATCAGCTGATATTGGTTATTTATTACCACTTAGAGATTCAATTAAATATGTGAAAAAATTGCATGAGGAACATGGTTATATGTTTCATGCAATAACATCACAATCTAATAGACTTTCTGCTCAACGACTTAGAATATTTAACCTTGAGTCGTTATTCGGTAAGGTATTCACTGAATACACTATATTGGGTACTGGTGATGATAAAGATGAGGTGTTAGCACAATATGAAGATTCTGATGCATATTGGATTGAAGATAAACCAGAAAATGTTGATATTGGTATTTCATTAGGGTTGTCTGGTATTTTAGTTGCTCATTCACATAATGCTGATTACGTGGGAGATGCGGCTAGACTCGATAGTTGGAAAGAAATTTATGAACATATAACAGGGTAGGATTATATTATGGTGTGGTGTAGTGAAAGTGTGGATATTATAAAGACAGATGATACAGTTTATGCAACATTCAATTCTGATAGAGATGTTAGGGGAAGGGAGTCTACATATATAAATGATGCTCCTTGTGTGGGATGTGACTTTGCAAATGGTTGTATGACTGAATGTAATGATTTTAATACGTATGTTCAACTTGGAAAGTGGTAATATATTATGAGTATGAAGAAAAAAATTAGAGCAAAATGGGCAACGGATTTAATCGAACCTGTATTGTCGGAAGATTATACACAATTTGAACTTATGTCTGCCTTGAGTTGGTATGCCGCAATGGTTGATACCAAAAAGAAAGAAAAATATCTATCAGATTATCTTAAATCTAGAGGATTGGATAAGGTTGTTGATGAGAAAGTGTCTTATCTAACATCATCAGTTGTTGCACGATTGATTGATAGAGGGCAAGTCACCGATACCAAGACCATTAAATGGATGAATGAGTGGGTAGATCAGTTAAAAGATAAAGAACCTATTAAGAATCCAATTAAACGTATTACAATTCAAGAAAGAATGCGTATCAAGGGTGATTCGTATATTGATGGATTAGATGATGGATTTGAAGAGTTTTTAGAATCTGGTATGACACAGAAGTTTGATATGAAATCATATTTAAAAACTTCTGAAATTAAACCATCATATAAAAAGTATTTAATTAAATGGATTGATGAGAAACATTCTGAATTTCTGTTGTCTAAGACAGATCCAGAGATGAAAGAGGGGTATTCTAACTATACTACTCGACAAAAGAATAAAATCATTAAGTTCTTTGAACATATGCATAAGTCGGTAGATGTATACTATTCTAAATGATATAAATATAACTCAACTATTAACAATATAGAGTAATATATGAAAGTAGAAGATAGAGTTTTATTAGAACGTCATGAGTGGCATTTATCAGAACACGATGCAGATATACAAGAATTAAAAGAGACAAATAAACAGTTATCTCAGTCTATAGATGGGGTCAATTATACATTAGTACAGATTAAACATATGGTTTATGGTGCTTGCTTATTGTATCTGTTGACTTCATTTGGGATACTTGAAGTGATTAAAGGTATTATACTATAATATATTTGGAGGATATTTATGTCCGAAAATGATAACAATTTATCATATATAAGAAATTTTGGTAAATTAAATATATCAGATGTTTCGTTGGTAGGTGGTAAGAATGCTTCATTAGGTGAAATGTATTCTGAACTTACCGATTCTGGTATTAATGTGCCTAATGGGTTCGCCGTAACCGTTGATGGGTATTGTGATTATGTAGATTATAATCACTTATCATCTAAAATCGAGGATATATTAGAAACTATTGATGTCGATGATGTGGATTCCTTATCTGATGTTGGTACAACTATTAGATCTTGGTTTATTAATGGTGATATGCCACCAGACTTAGAATCAGAGATATTAACATCATATCATGACCTTGGTGGATCTGTTGCTGTTAGATCCTCCGCAACTACCGAAGATTCAATATCAAACTCATTTGCTGGACAGTTAGAAACATATCTTAATGTATTTGGAGATGTGGATATAATCCACGCATGTAAATTAGTATTTGCATCATTATTTACTGATAGAGTTATATCATATAGAGTATCTAATGGATATTCTCATAAAGATATAAGAGTGTCAATAGGTATTCAAAAAATGGTGCGTTCCGATAGAGGTACCGCAGGTGTTATGTTCACACTTGATACTGAATCTGGGTTTGAAGATGTTGTGTTTATTACTGGTGCATACGGATTGGGTGAAAATGTAGTCTCTGGTAATGTTAACCCCGATGAGTTTTATGTATTTAAACCAACACTAAAACGTGGGTATAATTCTATTATACAACGACATCTTGGTACTAAATTAGTCAAAATGATATATTCGGAGTCTAATAGAACAAATAATATAGAAGTTGATAAATCATTACAACAAGAATTTTGTTTATCGGATGACCAAGTTATATCATTAGCTAAATCAGCAGTAATCATTGAAGAACACTATTCTAAGAAATATGGTAAGAAAACACATATGGACATAGAATGGGCAATTGATGGTTTAACCAAGGAAATCTTTATAGTTCAATCACGTCCAGAAACAGTCCATTCTGTGGATTCTGGGTGTGCTGACGAGGTGTTTACACTTCAACGTATGTCAGATGTGATTACTACAGGTAAACCTATTGGTTCTAAAATTGGATCTGGTAAAACATCTATAATTAATGATGTGTCGGATATGAATCAATTTAATGATGGTGATATATTGGTAACTGATATAACAGACCCAGATTGGGAACCAATAATGAAGAAATCTTCTGGTATCATTACTAATAGAGGGGGGAGAACTTGTCATGCTGCGATTATAGCAAGAGAATTAGGTATCCCAGCAGTGGTGGGGTGTGATGATGCCACTTCTACCATAGAAAATGGAGAAGATGTAACAATATCTTGTGCCCAAGGTGAAATAGGGTATGTTTATAATGGTATATTACCATATACTACAGAAAAAACTGATTTTTCATCATTCAAACCAACAAAAACTAAAATAATGCTTAATCTGGGTAATCCTGATATGGCATTTAAAGTATCAAAATATCCAAATGATGGTATTGGACTTGCCAGATTAGAATTTATAATTAATTCTCGTATCGGTATACACCCCAATGCAATACTTAATTGGGCACTCTTATCTGATGAGATGTATGACTATATAACGGAAAAAACAATTGGGTATTCACGACCAACAGAATTTTATAGAAGCAGACTCGCAGATGGTATTGCCACTATTGCTGCTTCAGTATACCCTAAACCGGTTATATTTAGACTATCTGACTTCAAATCTAATGAATACTCCCATTTATACGGTGGACAACTCTATGAACCAGTAGAAGAAAACCCCATGATTGGGTTTAGGGGTGCATATAGGTACAATTCACCCGAATTTGAACTTGCATTTGAGTTGGAATGCTCCGCAATAAGGAAAGTTATTCTAGAATATGGGTTAACTAATATACAGGTTATGGTGCCTTTTATTAGAACAATCACAGAGGCTAAGAATGTAATAGAATTATTAGCGGAAAATGGTATAAAATCAGGGAAAAATGGTATTAAAATCATTTTTATGTGTGAAATACCAGCAAATGCCCTATTAGCAGATGAATTCTTGGAATATTGTGACGGGTTTTCTATAGGGTCTAATGATTTAACTCAATTAACACTTGGAGTTGACAGAGATTCTTCTAATATTGAAGGATGTGACGAAAGGAATGAAGCAGTGCTTAAATTAATGGAAATGGCAATAACATCATGTAAAAAACATGGTAAATACATCGGGATTTGTGGTCAAGCACCATCAGATTTCCCAGAAATAACTTCATGGTTAGTTAATCAAGGGATTGATTCTCTATCACTTAACTATGATTCTATTTTAACAATGAATAATGTTGTTAGATCAGTAGAATCTGAAATATTTGAAATATAGGATAAGATTATGATAAAAAAACTATTAGTTTGGACCGTTATTGGATTTTTCTTTATTTCATTCTTAGGGAATATGAATAAAGGACAAATGGGTCAAGAGGTGTCATATGCTAAATTCATAGATTTAGTGAATGATGGGCAAGTACTGAAAGTTGTAATAGATAAGAGAGGAACTGTTGTTGGCGAATATCGTGATGGTGGACAGTTTGTAACATATGCTCCGAATGACCCTCACATGGTAGATGATCTATTGGAAAACGGTGTAGATGTTATTGCAAATCCACCAGAAGAAACATCACTTTTGGGTTCTATATTTATTTCTTGGTTTCCTATATTATTATTGATAGGGGTATGGATATGGTATATGAAAAAAAGAGGTGGAATCGGGGGAATGACCGGAAACGGAAATAAAGCCAAAAAACTTGAACCGTTAAAGGGGAAAGTTACCTTTGCCGATGTTGCAGGGGTAGAAGAAGCTCTTGATGAAGTTTCTGAGATGGTAGACTTTCTTCGAAACCCACCGAAATACGTAAGACTCGGTGCAAAAATACCGAAGGGTGCATTGATGGTTGGTCCACCAGGCACAGGTAAAACCTTACTTGCTCGTGCTATTGCTGGTGAAGCAGATGTTCCATTCTTTTCTATATCTGGATCCGATTTTGTGGAAATGTTTGTTGGTGTCGGTGCATCTAGAGTTAGAGATATGTTTACTGAGGCAAGAAAATCATCACCTTGTATTATATTCATAGACGAAATTGATGCAGTAGGAAGACAGCGTGGAGCGGGTCATGGTGGGGGTAATGATGAGAGAGAACAAACCCTAAACCAATTGTTAGTTGAAATGGATGGGTTTGATGATTCGGATGGAATCGTTATACTCGGTGCAACCAATAGAGCAGATGTGTTAGATAAAGCTTTATTAAGACCTGGAAGATTCGATAGAGAAATTAATGTTGGACTCCCTGATGTCAAGGGTCGTGGTCAAATACTTCAAGTGCATATGAGAAAAGTTCCAACTTCCGATGATATTAAATTAAAATATATTGCTCAAGGTACTACAGGATTCAGTGGTGCCGAACTTGCAAATCTTATTAATGAGGCTGCTCTTTTTGCCGCAAAAGAGAATAAACAAAATGTCTGCATGGCAGACTTAGAAAGGGCAAAAGATAAATTGATTATGGGTGTGGAAAAGAGAACTATGGTGATGGGGGAAGATGAAAAACGTATGACTGCATATCATGAATCAGGACACGCTATCGTGGGTAGATTAACAGAAACTCATGACCCAGTATATAAAGTGTCTATTATGCCTAGAGGTAGGGCACTTGGGGTTACTATGTTCCTACCAGAGAAAGACGCTTATTCTGCATCTAAAGAAAAATTAGAATCNCAACTACAATCATTATATGGTGGACGTATCGCAGAAGAATTAATATACGGTAAAGATAAAGTTACTACTGGTGCATCTAATGATATTGAACGTGCTACTTCTATTGCTAGAAATATGGTCAAACGATGGGGATTATGTGACGCAGTAGGACCACTTTGTTATGAAGATGAACAGGGAGATCCCTTTATGGGTAGNTCAATGGGGCAACCCGCTCAAACCATTTCACCCGAAATATCTAAACTATTAGATGAGGAAGTTATTAAATTAACTACTAAAAATTATGATAAGGCTCAGAAAATACTTGAGGATAATATGGATATTCTACATTCTATGACTGAATGCTTAATGGAATATGAAACTATTGATAAATATCAACTTGACGATTTATTAGAAAGAAAAGATACTATTAGAGAACCAATGGGGTATGACTAATAAAGGAGAATCAAAATGGATAACCCAATATCAACTACTATTGTTGTTTCGCCTTCACCACAACAGGCAAATTTTAATAATAAACTGCATGGGGGTGAATTACTTAAATTATTAGACCAAGTAGCTTCCGCTACGTCTAGAAGATTTTCTAGACTATATTGTATTACCGCTAAAGTTATTGAAGTACAATACCTTGAACCTATAGATATTGGTTGCCTTCTATCTATTAGAGGCGAAGTCATTAAAGTAGGTAGAACTTCTATGACTATAGATATTGTAGCAGTAACTGAAAATATTGAAACTTCGAACCAAGTTAAATGTATTACTGCTCAATTCCTTATGGTGGGGGTAGACGCTAATAAAGTACCTACCCCAGTTCCTAAAATACCCGAACACCATAAAGATAAATGTAAATCATGCGGGCACGTGAAACATAATGTTAATGATAACTGGTTTAATCCTAAAATGAATAACCATTACTCACAATATTTTGAGGAAACTGAAGACAGAGACTGCGGATCACTAAAATCAAGTAATAATGACAATTGAACCTATTGAACTATATCAAATATATAATGGAATCAAACTACATTTTAATCAATCTTATGACTATATTAAATATCAAGGAAAATCACTCACTAATCATAATCAATTCAATCAAAGAAAAGACAAATATGCGTATGCATACAACGCCAAATATTTTAAAGATACTCAACACGCTAAACTCTTTATACTTGCACAAATAGTAGGCAATGGCGTTAAAATTCATAATAATATTCCGTATATTAATGACCTGATTAATCAACAATCAATTAAAAACTATAATACATACAATAAAAAAATTCAATCTATGAAGTATAACTATATTAATGATATTAATATATTACATTATATTATGAGAGATAATAATATTAAACTAAATATAATACTCGAAGGAGATAATCAATATCCAATTTGGCATAACCTTGTAATAGATAATAAAATCAATATAGAATCAGTTATTATACTTAATATACTACTGAACTTCTTTAATAAAATATTACATAAGGATATATATTTTAATCAATTTATATCTAATGCTACTAAATACCAACAGTTTATTCAATTAGATAATAAATACTATGCTAACTTAACTTATAATATACTAAATGGACAACATAACAAAATCTAAACTAGTTATTACTCTCGGTGTTATTATGTCTGCAACCGCAGCTTATTTCTCTATTTCAGGACTAGTACAAATCTTTATTAATAATGTCATACCTATTATTATTATGGGAGTATGCCTAGAAATCGCTAAACTCATTTCTATTAATTGGATATATCTGCAATGGAATAACTATAAAGTAATTATGAAATCATATTTCTTAATCGCTATTACTGGTATTATGATGATTACTTCTTTAGGTGTATACGGGTTCTTATCTAATTCATCCGCCAATATTAATAATGATATTCAACAATCTAATATTAATCAAGAATATAATAATAAACAAATTCTATATTATCAATCAATTATCAACTCCGCTATAAAACAAAGAAATCAATTAGATGATACTATCGATACTCTTATTAAATATGATAGAATTAGAGGACCACAGGGCGCAATTAATACTAGAAATAATCAAAAAGTAGAAAGAGATAATCTAAATAATGTTATTAATCAGTCTAATAATGATATTCATTCTATTAATAATATAATACATAACGAACAGTCAAAAAATCAAGATAATTTAAATGAAGTCGGTCCTATCATTTCTATTGCTAAACTATTTAATATTAATGATTATAATAATTCTCTTAATATATTGATCATTCTTATTATTTTCGTATTCGATCCTCTTGCTCTATTACTTACTCTATCGGGAACTATTATATTGAAAAAAGAATATGATAATAGAAATAATGATGATATAATAGGAGCAACGAGAGATAATATAATACATAATATTATAGAGATAGAAGATAATAATATAGATAATAGTATAGATAATAATATAGATAATAATATAGATAAAATAGGTTTAGGCGGTGGGGAATATTCCAATGATACTAATAACATTGCAATAGGGAATACGCTATCTAGAATTAAAAAAGAAAGAGTCAACGACCTAACTAAAAAACATGATATTTGAGTGTATACGGCACACACGTATGTCAATTTTTTGACATGGGGTTTACTATAATAATTGATTATAGTAAATATATTATATAAAATGATTAAATCTAACTGAGAATCATTATCATTTGGAGATGTTCCGAGTATATTTTCATACAAATTATGTATAAGTAGTCAGGAAATCTCAATCGACTTGACAAAGGCACTATATTGTGTTATACTATCTGTGTAGAGGTTAATATATTAAATTAAGGGGAGAATTAATGGCGTTAAATATAATTACTAGTGCTTCAGTATGTTCTGATATAGAGGATATTAAATCTATTACAGATAGTTGTACATATATAGAGATAATATCAGAATATGCAGAGGATAATAATATAGAGATAGAAGATATAATGTCATTATTAAGTCCATTAATAATAGATAAGATAAAGTATGAATCGAGTAAATTGAAATTACTTAAGATAGAGGCAGTACCGGAGATAATATTTTGAGTTAACTCTGGATATAGTGTCAGTATATTGACACTATAATATTATATAATGATAGTAGATATAACGATATTAATATACAACGATAAGAGGATATAAGCAATGAGTGCATTAAATAAGTTTAGAAAGAATAAGATGTCTATAGATAAGTTGACAAATGAATTAGCTAAGTCATCAGGCACAAAGAAAAGTTATATAGATGAGAGATTTTGGAAGCCAACTACTGATAAAAGTGGTAATGGATTCGCAACAATACGATTTTTACCAGTAGAAAGAGAAGGCGATATACCATGGAGACAGGTATTTTCTCATGGATTCCAAGGACCAGGTGGATGGTATTTAGAGAATTGCCCAACAACGATTAATGGTAAATGCCCATTATGTAAAGAGAACACAAAGTTATGGGATACAGGGGATACGGCTTCGCGTAATATTGCGAGGGATCGTAAGAGAAGATTACATTATATAAGTTATATATATGTGGTGTCTGACCCAAGTAATCCTGATAATGATGGAAAGGTATTCTTATATAAGTATGGTAAAAAGATATATGAGAAGATACATAATTTAATGATACCTGAATTTCCTGATGAGGTACCACGTAACCCATTCGATTTTGATGAGGGTTGCAACTTTAAATTAAAGATCCGTAAGGTAGATGGGTATATTAATTATGATAAATCAGAATTTGGTAGTACTACATCATTTTCAGATGATGATGATTTCACGTTAACGGTAGCAGAACAGATTAAGTTTTTAGATGAGTTTACTGACCCAGATACTGCATTTAAATCTTATGATGATTTGGCTGCCAGATTATATAAAGTATTAGGATTTGAGGACCAATCAATGGAAACGGAATTTAAGAAAGTAGATGAACCGGTATTAATTACTGAACCAGCACCATCAATGCCAATATCAGGGGAAGTTCATGCTACTACTGAAAAGGGTGTTGTAAGGGATTCTAAGGACGATAGAGAGGTTTTAACGGAAACTGATGAGGATGATGAGGATATTAGCTATTTTAATAAATTAGCCAATACTGATTGGTAATATTATGTTAACGGTATATTCAACAGTATTAATAATATGTACCGGTACCTTTGGAGTAGCCATATTAGTATGTCTACTCTTTGGGTATAATATATACATGTATTCTAATGGTAAATCATATACTAAACCAGTATATAATATAGATGAATATATACAGAAAGTGAAACGATGGAAACGTTCAGACGACGTGGATAAAAGTAATAATATGAGGTGGGAGTCTATGAGAACAGATAATATTAACATATTCAACTATATTATAGCTATATTATTATTACCTATATTAATTGGTATATCATGTACATTATTAGTATATTATATAGCTACTGATTGGAGATAGTAATCAACGCTTGACACTTTATATTAGGAAGTGGGGTAGGTTGCCGAGAAAGGGGTAAAGGCTCACTCTGTGAAAAAGTGTTTATTTGAAAAATTTTATTTAGAAAAAATATTTGAAAAGGTGAAAAAATGAAAAAAGTAAAAATGATAACGAATTATGGAGAAGTAGTAATAGAATTGGATGAAGAGAATTCCCCAGTAACGTGTGAGAATTTTTTAAGTTATTGTAATGAAAATTTTTATGATGGTACAATATTCCATAGAGTGATACCAGGATTCATGATACAGGGTGGTGGATTTGAGCCGATGATAAACGACGAAATGACACAAAAAACTGTTAAGGGACCGATACTGAATGAGGCAGACAATGGTGTGTCTAATAGGAGAGGAACTATATCCATGGCAAGGACAGGAGTTCCGCACTCAGCAACTGCACAGTTTTTCATAAATTACGCAGATAATAGTTTTCTAAATCATACAGGTAAGACGCAACAGGGTTGGGGATATGCTGTATTTGGAAAAGTTATAGAGGGGATGGATGTATTAGATTCTCTATCATCAGTAGAGAAAATCACGGTACGTCAGCATGAGAATGTTCCAGTGAATGATATCATTATAGAGAGTACCGAAATTATATTATAGGTGAGAGATATGAGAGATATACTAAATTTAATAAAGAAGTTCAGTGTGGATTTAATAGTGCGGTTTGTAATAATATTGGTAGGTATATTATGGGTTTTGAGTATATTATATGTTCTGGGTTTTGTTGCAAATGCTCAGGCGGGTTCGTCGTTTGACAATTCG